TTTGTCATTACAGGAAAGACAGAAAGATTTATCTATTCAGGAGTGTGAAGTGAAACTGGAGGTGGAGTAAATGCCTCTTATCGGAGATACAATCAGGCTAAAAGGTGAATTTAAAGATTTTGACGGGGAATATGTTGATCCTGAAGATGTGAAGGTTGTTATTTATAACAGCCGATACAAAGAGGTTGAAGAATATGCCCCTGACCGTACTGCATTAGGCAAATATCATCTTGATTATACTGTGCCTTCTGGCACTACAAATACTATGTATTTTGAGTTTAAGGGAACTATTGGAGGCAAGCCGGTATTGGGACGTAGCAGTTTTAAGAGAATATGGGCTAAGTAAAAGGTGGTGATAAATTGGCATTTTGGAACAAAATATTTCAACGTGGCAGAAGCAGGGCTGACCCCTTGCCTACCGGCAGAGTTACGGTAGCAGGTATAAACAAAAATTCTATATTGTCTCCTTATCGTTCGAGACAGAGCGATATTTTAAGTAATCTCCGCAATATTCGCGAAGAAGCAGAAGCAATAGATTTTCTCAAAAGAGTAAATCCAGATGTTTCTATGGCGCTTTGGAACTTTTTGAGGCTTTCCAACCAGGGGCATAAAATGCACTTTTACGAGTCAAAAAACAAAGAAAGACGGATGCCAGAAGTTGAATCCATGTGGCAGGAGTTTGCGTCCAGGGTCAATGAAGTCTCCAACGCAGGTTTGGATGGTTTGGTAGATATTTTACACCAGATGGCCTTCATGCGTGGGGCGCAGGCCGTTGAAGTGGAAATAAATAAAGCAAGGAACGATATTGTGGATGTACATCCCGTTGTTCCGCAAACAATCCAGTGGGAAATTGAAGAAAGGGACGGCAGGAGGGTCTGGATACCTTATCAGCAACAGATGATGAAAAAGGTCTCTCTGGAAAAGGGAAAGGCAAACTTTTTCTGGGTGCCGACTGACCCAGACCCCGACGACCCCAGGGGGAATTTGATTATGGTGCCGGTGCTGGATGCTATTGACTTCCAGATGCAGATATTGCAGGATTTGGCTGCGGTGCTCCACCACCAAGGATGGCCCCGTAACGATATAAAGTTGCTGATGGAGAGGATAATGCAGGAGATGCCGGCAGAAATACAAGCCAGCCCTACAAAACAAAGGGAGTGGCTTAATGAGCGTTGGCAGGAAATTAAAGATACCATGAACAACTTAGAGCCTGATGATGATTATATACACTGGGACGATGTGGAGATTAATTTAAACCAAGGGGGAAACACAAACAGGAGCCTTGATGTGAGAGCTATCGCCGAGCTTGTTGACACTCAAACATTTAGCGGTGCCAAGCAGATGGCGATTTTTATGAACAGAAATCAGGGGATCACGGAAACTTGGGGGACCGTCCAGTTTATGATCTTTTGCAGCGGGATCGCTTCCGTGCAGAGAGGATCGAAGCGGCTCATCGAGGAAGTTGGCAGGCTTTGGCTGAGGGTAAAAGGTATTCAGGGCGTGCCCTATTTTGAGTACAACAAGGTTGATTGGCAGAGCGAAGAGCAGAAGGTGACTGTCAAGTTAATGTGGCAGGAGTTTTGGGCCATTGCACAGCTTATGGGTTGGGTTGATGCTGATAAGGCTGCTTCCGAATCGGTAGACGTTGAGAAAGCAAAATCCGATACGCCTTCAGAGAATATCAGGGTTTCGTTTAGTGCTGGCGGAAAGCAGGGGGGTGAAGGTGATGGAGATAAAAACGATGGCAAGGGTGGAGTACGGAATGCCGGGAATATATTGCGGTTGTGGAAGTAAAATGGTTTTTGATAAGGCTTGCTTAATATCGGACTGCCAGAATTGCGGTAACAAAATTAGCGAGGAGATGAAAAGAGAGGGGGTGGAATGATGCCAGATTCATTGGCGAGGGAATACGGTGTTCCTACCCAGAGCCAGCTTGAGAAAATAAATGAGTTTGCCAGAAGGCCTCTTTCAAAAGAAGAGGTTTTTGTTTTTCCTGACAAACTCGTGGGTGACATGATTATACCGGACAGGTATATCCAGATTCACAAATCTTTGCTTAATGTTTTCAAAGAAGATGCTAAAAGAGGCGTGAGCGTTTTGATAGACCATCCCTGGGCAGGGTTTTTTGCCAGACCCAAGGCCGCTATTGGCTATGGTAGAACTTTTGACGCTACCCTGAAAAAGAGCTTGGCGGAAAACGAAGAGTGGGAGTTGCGTGCCGATCACTACATTGTAAGGGGCAAAGAGATAGACGGCATAAATACGGACTACATCATTGCCAGCATAGAGGACGGGACATTTTTCGATACAAGCATCGGTTGGGGTGCAAATACGTTCGAGTGCTCTATTTGCGGAAACGATTACAGGGATTACAGAAAGTGTGAGCATCTCGCCGGACGTGAGTATGACGGCAAGCTTTGTTATATGATAGCCAAGCCGCCGGGGTTTTTGATGGAAAACTCCATTGTGTTTGACGGTGCATATCCCGGGGCCGGCGTGCTTTCCAATGTGGATAATGTTGCTGAAAATGGTGAAATGGCGATTGTTGATAATTTAAAAGGTCTAGACGAGGGCGTAATGCTCTTTCACACTTATAGCGCTAGAAAAGGTAAGTTGCTTACTTTCGCAAGGAGGGGGGATTTGGAGAAGAAGTTGACTGTGCAGGGGATAAATTTTGGCAAAGGTGGTGAAAAAACGGTGTCTGAAAAATATCTCGTTGTTTTAGACGGTGTAGATGTTACTGCGTTTGTGAGCGAAGTACAAAAAGATGATGCTGGAGCAAAAATAACTTTGAGTGAATCTTTATTAAAAGAGTTGCCTACTGTTAAAAATATGTTGAAAGAAAAAGATGATGCTGCTGTATCCGATGTTGCAGTAGAACAGTTTATTTCCAAAGAACAAGTCAAGGAATCGCTTGGCAGGGAAGTTCCGGCAGACGAAGTTTTGAGATTTGCTAAGGAGGGTGATGGTTATCTCCAGGAGTTGCAGAAAGAGGCCAAGGAGTGGGGAGTAAGGGCGTATGGCGATGATTACGATGCCGACGCTTGGGAAACAAGGTTTGCCGTTTCCGGTTCTAGAGAACTTAAAAGATTTATCGAAACATTTAAGGTAGAAGCGGAGGCTAATCTTCCTCACGGCAGGCAGAGCGAACTCGGCGCAAATCAAAGTTCGCAAACTGATAGCGATATACCGGATGATGCTTTTAAGGCTTAATGCCCGCGTAGGCGGGTTTTTTAGTGCCCAAAAACATGAAAGGAGTGAAGGAACTTGTCAAGAGGCGGAATTGATTATGAAGGTATTGGTTTCCGTAGTGCAACTTACAAGGCCAGCGACGCTCTGGTGTCTGCGGTGTTGGCGGCCAAGGCGTGGGAAAACGACGGCCGTTCTGCTGTTTTAGATAAAGCAGTTACGATTACCGGTAACAATGAAGCTGGTTTCGGGAACGCCGGCGATCCGTTGCTCGGCAGGATACACCAGTACGAGTTCGACGGATATATGACCGTTCAGGAAGGCGGCTACACCGAGTTTGACGGTGTTTCCGGAAATCTTCCCGATGCAGGTGACTATGTGGTTGTTAACGGCAGCGGTGCTGTAATGCCCTCTGTTGGCGCAATCGGTCCCGCTAGAGCGGTGAGTGTGGATTCGGATAATATCAAAGTAATGGTTCTCATTGCTTAATTTCGTTAGAAAGGAGAGTGGAATAGGTGGGTAAAAATATAGCTGATATCAAGTTAGATCGCAGGTTATACGATCAGGCCCGGGGAGAAAAAGTTACTCTCACTCAGCTTTTAGAGAGAATGGACCCCTCGCCTGAAGGGTCGCCTTTAGATGCTTTTGAGCGTCAGTTGAAAAGATTAGGCATTAAAACGAAGACCATTTATAGACCAAACGGTGATGTTATTTATGCCGATGCCTTGGATGCTTTCTATCGTACCGAAGAAAGCGCGGTGCTGTTTCCCGAATTTATCTCCAGAACGGTAAGGGAAGCTATTGTCCAGGATACGATGTTGCCATATCTTATTGGTCAAAATACGGTTATTAATGGGGATAGCTACAGGTCATATTATGTTGATGATCAGCCATCGAAACAGAAGAAGAAAAGGGTGACCGAGGCTGCCGAGTTGCCGCGTGTATCGATCAAGGGTCGCGAACAGACTGTAAGGATTTACAAGTTTGGGCGTGCGATTGAATCGTCTTACGAGTCACTTCGCAGGATGCAGATCGATATGTTGGCAATTCACGTCAGGCGGATTGCAATGGAAGTAGCGAAGGATAAGGTCGAGGAGATTATTGATGTTATCAAAAACGGTGATGGTAATAATAACGCCGCTCCGGTGTTGAAGATGAAGGCTGATCTTGATGGTGATGCCACGGCCGGATCTCTTTCGACGAAAGGGTTTTTGCTGTACCTGATGGAATTTGAGGAGTTTCCCTGCAATACGTTGGTTGCGGCGAAAGATGCTTTTATTCAGTTAGTGCTGGCTAATATACCGAATTTGTCAACGACCGATTTGTTAAAGTTGCTTGCACAGGGAACAACTGTGGGTATTTCGCTTTCTGCACCGCAACTGCCGAGCGGCGATGTCAGGCTGTTCTGGCATAAGGATGTGCCTACCTTGCAGATTTACGGGGTTAATAGGCAGTATGCCATTGAGCAGGTTACCGAGGCGGGTAGCGATATCTCCGAGAGCGATAAATTCATTACCAGACAGACCAGCGTGCTGACGATATCCGAGAACAACGGCTACAGCAAAGTGTTTAACGAGGCAACCAAGATCCTCAATATTAACGCTTAAAGCGTGGTGGGGTAGATGACTAACCGTGTTTTGACCGAGGACGGATGGCAGAAGAGAGTAAGAAATATTCTCGGCGTTGACGAGGCTTATCTGCCGGACGCGGACATTGAACAGCCGGATATAATCAGTGTGGCAGAGGCTAATGTTATTGCCCTTGTACCGGGCTATGCCGACCTCGACGCGGATAAACGTTTATGGCTTGAATTGGCAACGGTGTGCGAGTGTGCGGCTCTTTTATGTTATTCTATGCCGGCGAGGGTGCCCGTGAGAGAGCAGGGGCCGCACTTTACTCGTGATGTAACCCAGGATTGGGGCATAAGACGCGAAGAGTTAGAAAAAGAACGAAATATTTTGATTGGCAAGATTACTGCAGCATTCGTCGATGTTCCTCATTTTGGCAGGACAAAAGGGTAGGTGACGCTATGGGCTATGCAGCAAGATATTTAAATGCCGTGGGCCAGGATTGTACTGTAGCAAGAAATCCCGATGAATGCTCAAAAGTGAGCATGAAACGGTCAACAAGTGCCATCAGGGACTTTGGTGCCAGGGAATCGCATTGGGAAGGGCTTATTCTTTCCAGTGCAGGGCTTATCAGTGGCGATATTATTACTGTTGATGGGATTAAATATCTTGTGCAGTCCGCTGTGGCAGATCCCGCCTCCGGCGAAACTTTTTGGCACGCAGTTAAAACTAACGCTACGTTGGTTCATAAAAGGCTGGAAGAAAAAGCTGACAAAGATTATAACCTCATTGGATCTTGGAAGACCATTAATACTGATGTTCCAGCCTTTGGGGAAATTATAACCGCCGAGCTTCGGCAACAAGACGCTGGGTTGTTGAAAGATACGAGGTATTACTTCCAAGTGCCGAAGTACGAAGGCGTCAGCATGATTTCGGAGATGGACTGCATTGTGTTTGTGGGTAACAATTACAGGGTTGATGCTGTAAACGATATAGGTATGCCTGGAGTAGTAAGAATCCAGCTTTCTCAGGATGTGAGAGCATAATGGGAATAAGGTTCGATTATGAAAGGTGTATTATAGCGCTTAGGCTGACAATTATGAAAGCATTGAAACAGATGCAGAGGGAATTTATGGATCAGGCGAGATCGGAAAACATGAGTTCCAAGGCTAGCGCTGAACTGAGCGAGGGGGATTTCGAGTTCCTTGCCGGAGAGATAGCCATATATGTTATCGGCGGCCCCTGGGTGGCGATGAATGAATGGGGAACTGGTAGTTTGTTAGATGTGTCGAACCCTGCTTTTGTTGATTACGTCAGGAGCGGAATGTTTTACCACGAAAGGCTAAAAGCAAACCCAATCTTTTCCAAATTGGGCAGGCCGGCTGGCTCGTACGTGAATATCTTTGGGGAAAGAGTGGTGTCCACGGGGAAGCTTAAAAACCTTAATTTGGAGAAAATGGCGAAAAAGGGTGATTTACCATCTTCGTTTCTGCCGACGCCTCCACGAAAATCCCTGGAAACGGCCGCCAGGTGGATGTCGCAAAAGCGTGCGGCCGAGATACTCCAAGAAGCGATAGATAACTTTCCTTGGGGTACATTTTTTGTTGCATACAGGTAGGTTGCAAGTGCGAAGTAAGGATGTGGTGCCATTGTTTTGATCCTGGAAAAGATATAAATAACATTCACAAAAGGGTTAGGGAAGATGCTACTATCCTTAGTTTGATGGAACTTGTCGGGGCGAGTTCGGATACTGTTGCCAGCCAGATTATCAAGAGAAGCAGATGGGACGATTTGGCGGGGAACGAGAAGCGGATCTGTATTTATTTCAAGCCTTCTATGCCTTCCAGGAACTCTATTATTACAGGAGAATTATTGCAGGTTGATTGCCATGTCCCGGCAAAGGACGACTATGTAGCTTATAAGA